GGGGACTCCAGTGGTGTAAGTAAAATTTATTTTTCAATTTTAACAATGCGTGACGTGCATTAAACGTGTCTAGAGCGACAGGTCACGAGGTGCTTTTAACGACATACACTCGCTTTAGTCAAAATTTTGTTTTTTTTTTTTTTTTAAAATTTTAAAATGCGTGACGTGCATAAAACGTGTCAAATAACAGGTCACGAGGTGCTTTTAACGACGTTCGCTCGCTTTAGTCAATTCAAGAATAGAATTATAAATTGTAAGGCAAATTAAGACATTTACCATTACAAGTTGAAGAAGTACACTGAGACGGTCCATCAGCAAGAATAAGATTCACAGCTAACGAAACGTCAGGTACGGCGCGCGATGAAATAGATGCCAAATATGATGAAGAGTGATGGGGAAACAAATTACGGAGAGCAATATACAGACCACGATCTTTTCCAGAGCTCAAACAAGGTCGAGGCGTGGAAGGATGGGTATGTTTATCATCTCCGCATGGATCACCAACCACACACACAGAGGGATCATCAGCGCCGAATAACTCGGCGCTGAACGACTTTTCGTCGACTGCGGTAAAAGTTTGGTGGGGGCAATCGACATTAAACAATTTCGCATCATCATTCGCAGAGTATAACGTCTGCAAAATTTGAGCGTTTGTAAGAGATGTCGATGGATGCTTGGAGAGAAGAAGTGCAGCATCACGCTTTGCAACCTGTTCGCGACAAGCCTTGCGAACAAGAGCCAAAGCTGACCGCTCTTCAGAAGAGTAGAGAGCAAGCCCACCAAGTAAGATTTCAAAACTAATTGGAACCGCCCAAACTGAGAAACCCAACAAACTAGTAACGGGTGCAAGATCCGTAGCGAAGTTATAAACATAACCATTCTTAGAACGGATGATGCGTGCGGCAAAAAAGGCAGTTGTAGTGCCATTAAGCACTGGCAAGCCGGGGAGAGCATAACCAATATTATATTGATCATACTTCTGACCGACAGCCGGTGTTTCGCCATCCCAAAACGTGGTAATATTGTCAATTCCCGTGCCAAAAAGTGAGACAAACACAAAATAGTCTCCAGGGACAAGAATTTGAATACTAGTTGGAAGAATCGGTTTTAAGGCAAGTCCGCGTTGAATGGCGGAAATGCCCCAAATAGCTGTTTTTGAGATACCAACGGTGCCATTTGCGCAATATCCATTAGCGTCACCGGCTGATTGAAGTTCAGGCTTGAACAGCTCAATGTCATAAGACACCCAAAGTTGTCCAAGAATATCTCCTTCTGAGCCTGGGAGACCTTCAGTAGCCAATTGAAACATGCCAATGTCATAAAGACGGTCGTCCTGTAAAGTAACCTTGCCAGCGCCTGAATAAACGGAACTGGTATAGGAGTAAGCAGAACGAACGTACTTCATCTCTTCAGCAGAATCACGTGGTGCGCATTCAATGCAGTGAACGATAGAAAGAGAAGGTTTACAAGAAGTGGCGTATTGGGTATTTTGCATTTGCAACAAAGTAGTATATGCTTTTTCATTGACATTATAATTTGTCGCCATTGCAACTGTACCAAGAGCGCCACCAGCAGTAATATCAGAAGACATGGTACGGAACTCCAAAACCATGCCCTTCATCTTATACTGTTGAAAACCTTTCGCAACTTGCGATAGCCATGGGAATAAAATTCCATTAGCGGGGTTAATGACATAAGAAGTGTTATTAAAACCTTCAGGATCGGCGGGGATGACGACCTCTCCAACAAACTCACGATGCTGAACACGCGTAGCGTATCCTACATTGCGAAATGTCGGAATTTGCTGGCCTTCATCCAATGATGCACCGGTTTTAAAAAGGGAATTCTGTTCAACTTCATAATCCCCAAAGCCTACAAGATGGCTTAAAGCGCCACCCATCAGCTTACCAAGTGCACCACCAGCTTTGGTGGCAATCGTGCCAACCAAGGGACCGCCTGCACTTCCCAAAAGGCGCCCAGCCATCGAGCCGAGCGCCTCACCACCAGATGAGAAAGTACCTTTCGGAACAACTTCAGATGCCAAACTCGCAAGTTTCTTTCGTTCACTTTGCGCGGCAGCGTTGTTTTGTTTTTTATCGTCACGAGTTAACTTGGCAGCATCTTTATCGATGTTGCGAGTAACATGAGTGACTTGAGGACGTTTACGATTCATTTTAATAGACCGAAAACGTGAGAAAAATAATTTTCAGAGCGGCCCCCAGCAGGCCGCAAACCATTACTTCACCACGTGCAGTGTAGCACGTTAGCAGTTTAATGTGTTGCTAAGCACAAAAAAGACTACTTTTTCCGCCTCTTATTGCCAGAATCATCCCTCCCAGACTTCTGAGGTTTCTCACGCTTACGTGGGAAATTTTCATCTTTCTTTTTACTCTTGCCTTCTTTAGATGCAGAACCGCGCTTATTTTCTCTACTCTTACTCTTATTACCGGTCTTACTTCTATCACGACTATTTTTCTGTTTATTCCCCTTTGCTGCATCAACATGCTTATCAGGAAGGAGCAAGTCGCCTTCAAAATGCACAATAGCATCAGGACGATCAGGCTCACTGGGCTCTTCAAGCAAAGGTGGACTAAGAAGACAGTCCAAATCGACTGCTTCCGACAGGAACTGTGAAAAACACTCAATAGTGCCTATAAGCAACGTCTCATGTAACACGTCCAGCATCCAATCACCAAAATCATTAGGATATTGGTCGGCTACCGAAACACGTGTATGCCAAGGTGTGACATCAACAAGATCTGGTCTTTCCTTCCTTCCTTCAGCCAACAAAACGACTTTAGAAACAAAAGGGCCAATAATTGGCGTATTTGCATCAGAAAGAAAATAAGAACGACTTTTCTCTACAAGAATGTCAACGCAAGAAACGTTGTTGGGTTGTGGCGCATATTCACTAGGCAAACGACATGAAGTGTGGAACTTAGATAACTGCCGCTTCAAATCACACATGCTGCTCAAATCGCCATACCAGATATTAGGAGAATAAATCCTTGCTAAAAATTTGATATTGTCCAAATTTGAACGATAAACGACATTACCAGTCATGACCATGCCTACTAACTTCGCCGCACGTTGGCCTTGTTCAAGTGTGAGTCCAGGAGAAAACCCGTCGTCACCAAGATAAAGGCCCAACGTGTGGTAAGAAACGTTAGGCGACAACCTGGTAAGTCGTTTGGCAAAATAAGCAGTAAATGCGGAAAACAAACTATTGAAGACCTCGGTTTCAGGAGAGCCAGAACCTCGAGAAAACCCTTGTTCATAATAAGTACCAAACGCGCCACGGCCCAAATTGTTGAACTGATGTGCGTGCAAAAACAACACAGAAGCATGGTGTTCAACTTTAAAGGCTCGCAATAAAAACCGGCGTTCCAAAACGCGGGCAACTTCACACAAACGGCCGTCCATCCGGGAGATATCAGACAACAAAATGGAATCGTGTCTCTCAGCGACCGACGCAACAGCCTGAGCTGTCTCACGAGGTGTCAAAGAAGCAGCACGCCAAGGCACATTGTCACGAATCTCATTCAAGTGATCAGTGACAGAAATGATGCACTGGGAGTACTGGACTTTAACAGGACCGTCAAAAGTCGTAATGTTGCGTGGGTCAGCAATCTTACCATAACGTTCATCTTTCTGAAAAGTCTTTACGAGATTGCTGTAATCATGTGGACGCAACTCAGCGTCGTCAATAATACGACGCTGGGAGGGCTTACTTTGCTTGTCTTGAACAGCTTCTAAAGAAACTGGTGAAAGCAAATGCTCAATTGGCAAAACAAATTGTATAAACTCATTAATACATCGACTAAGAAACGGCGTAACTTCGGCATCGCCTCGAACATTTTCTAGACGGGCCTGAATAGATCTCTTCTCATTTCCAAGCGTTTTGTCAGGTGCGTAACCAGCATGAATGAACGGTGACATAAATGCATGTCCACAAGGTTTAGCTGCTTCATCAAAATCATGTGCGTTGTCAACGAATTGATACCTTCTAACGGCTTCTCTCACAGGGAAAACGTAGGGCTCTCGAGGATTCGGATCCAACGCTCTAACATATCTTGTTAGAACAGCAGCCTGTCCTGCTAGTTTATTAGCATCATCAACCAAATCAGACTCTGGCAATTTATCAAGATACGCCTTAACTTGGCCAAGAGTCAACATTGTCTTCGAGATGCTCGAGAGAGAAATAAGATAATTTAACACTCTAAGTGGCAAATCGGCTTGCACATATTGGCCAGCAAGGCCAATAGAGGTACGAGCCTCTTTGTCATCAGAAATACAAGTAATCTGTGTAAAATAAACTAAATCTTCCCCAACTGTGCATAGTCTAACAGGCTTCATAATGTCGAGACGTTCGCAATCGATAAAACACAACGCAAGATAACATAAAGGAAAGGTCCATTTTCTCAAAGGAACAAACAATATTAAATCTTTGTGTTTATCGACTGTTTTACGCTCAACATTATAAATTGAGACAGAAACAACAACGCGCAAACGAACTTTTACAACCATAACCGTATCTACTTGATAATTCCAAACAAAATGGGAATATTCCGCTCCACCGCTAACTCGCATACAGAGCTTATTATTTTTCTCAAACCAATACATTGCATTATGGAAAGTATCGGCAACCAAACGAGGTTGGAAAGTGAAAAAAATAGTCGGCTCAAAATGGTCAGCTAAGTAGGCAGGAACATCAAGATAATAATCAACGTCAATCATAGCTATCAAAGAAGGTGATGGAACAGCATCATCACGTGCGGCCAACTTAACGTCTTTGGCCCAAAAATAAGATCGATAGCCCGATCGATTCTGGTTGTCATCATTTGACGATGTTTGCACAGAATAAACTGGCAAGCCTTGATCACTAGCAAATGTGTCAATGAAATCCACAGCTTGCGCGCGCGTGGTGGCTGCGGCGGCATGGCTGTGGTTTTCAAATTTGCGTGAAGGCATGAGGCGTGCATCAGCGAAACTCCTGCGCAACTGGCTAGAATTCACCAGATGGCGTTCGCCGGTTCTATCCAACAAATAAGACGCTCCCAAACGTCTCAATGCCGAAAAGCCATGGGCCGTGTCTCGTAATATCTCAGCACGCAAGAGATAAACACATGTGGTAGCACACAACCCGTAAATGAGCGCTGGTCTATCAATCTGTCTGACTGGAAACAGAGGAACTAATAATATTTCTTTAAGAGCTCTGAAGTGCAGATTGATAGACATCTTTGCAATTTCTAGGGGAACATCAAGTAAACAGGCTAATGAACGAGCCACAAATTTTAAGAAAGAGCTAGAAACAACTAGAAAACTCTCAGAAAAGGGTGGGAAGTCAAAAGACCGAGCATGATGAAAAGGGGAATAACGAAAGACAGGGATATAATTTGAAATACCAAAAGTGTATTTAACACTGGGGTCAATCGCTTGCAATTTACTCATTTAACCAAAATTCTTTGGATTCAATAGATGACAAG